AAGGACGTCTTCATGCTGGCGGCGACAGTCTGGACGCTCCGCCAGGCCGTCTCGGCGGTGACATCGGCCAGCAATTTCGGGGCGCACGAGGCGGCCGGGGCCGGCGGGCTGAAGCGGAAGACGTGGCGGACGAACAGCGGCAACCCGCGACCGAGCCACGCGGCGATGAACGGCACGAGCGTGGGCATCCGGGAGAATTTTCCAAATGGGATGCGGTGGCCCGGGGACCCGGCCGGCGGAGCGGAGGAAGTGGCCAATTGCCACTGTAGTGTATACTTCCACTAATAGTCATTAGTTGAAGTATGATAAAATTTCTCGTGTAGGAGACGAACATGAAACGAAAGACATTCAAGGCGCCCATGCGGTTGAAACAAGAAGATGACGCCGGCGGATTTATGGCGGTCTTCTCTACCCTTAACGTTATTGATCTCGACGGCGACGTGACGGTGCCGGGCGCTTTCGACGATCAACCGGTGATAGTCGAGCCATGGAACCATTCGTGGAACCTGCCGGCCGGCAAGGGAATCATCAAGTCGGACGAAGAGAAGGCCTGGGTGGAAGGGGAATTCTTCCTGGACACCGAGGCCGGCCGCGAGAATCACCAGACGGTCAAAAATCTGGGCGAGCTGGCGGAATGGTCCTACACGTTCGACGTGCTCGAGGAGGGGAAGGGTGATTTCAATGGCGAGACTGTCAATTTCCTGCGCAAGCTGGACGTAGTGGGAGTCTCGCCGGTGACGCGCGGGGCAGGCATCGACACGCGAACGATTGTAATCAAGCGCCACGAGCCGGCGGAGGAAATCGAAACCGAGACCCAGCCGGGTAAGGTGAGCGATTTCATGACGCTGCTCAACGTGGCGGAAGTGGAATTCATCAAACTGAAAATGGAATTGCCGAACTAGGAGGTTCGGGCGAACTAGGAGGTTCGACATGGGTAAGAAAATCAAAGAGCTAATGGCTCAGATGGAAGAGAAGTGGAAGGGGATTCGCGACATCCGCGACCTGGTGGTCCAGGAGGAGCGGGAGTTCAGTCAGGCGGAGCGTGACACTATCGAGAAGAGTCTCGACGAAGTGCGCGTCATCGAGGTGAAGGTCGAGGAGGAACGCAAGGATCAGTCGCTGATGGACCAGATCGACGCGTTGGGCAAGGGACTCGAGAAGCAACGCGCCGCCGCCCAAGAGCCAGAAGGCCAGAATGGCCAACCGGTCCGGGCGAAATCGTTCGGGCAGCAATTCACGGAATCACCAGAATGGCAGGCATGGTACAAGCAAAATGCACCGGGCGGCCGGGTGCCGGACGGCGCGGCGGGGATCCATACGCCACCGGTGGAAATGAAAGGCTTGTTGGCCAAACTGCTCGGTCGCAAAGAGCTGCTCACGGGCGTAAGCGCCGTGAGCGCCGGCGCGTTCGTCGAATCGGATCGCACCGGCATCTACGAGACGCTCGGCCGCTACCCGCTGGGGCTGAGGGATCTAATCAGCGTCCGGCAGACAGGGTCCGACACAGTCGAATTCGTGCGCCAGACGAGCCAAATAACCCAGGCCACCACGGTGGCCGAGGCGAACGTGACGACATTCGCCGGGTCGACCGGCGAAATCGAAGGCGTAAAGCCCGAGGCGACGATGCGCTTCGTGCGGGTCTCCGAGCAGGTGAAGACGATCGCCGTGTGGATACCGGCGACGAAGCGAGCGTTGAGCGACGCGGCGCAACTCCGGGGCCTGATCGACGACGAGCTGCGCTCGGACGCGAACGAGGAGCTGGAAAACCAGTTACTCAATGGCGACGGCGTGGGGGAAAACTTCACCGGGCTCAATAACGCGGCCAACGTGTTGGTGCAGGCTTTCGACACGGACATCGCCGCCACAGCCCGGAAGGCGATCACCAACCTGCTGATCAACGGCCGCCAGATCCCGTCGGCTTACCTGCTCAACCCTCAGGACTGGGAGGGGTTCGACTTGCTGCAGGACACGCAGGGACGTTACTACTGGGGCGGGCCGATGGCTCAAGGCCCCCGGACGCTCTGGGGCGTGCCTGTGGCGCAGAGCTTTTTCCAGGCGCAGGGTACCGGCTGGTTGGCCAACTGGAGCAAGATGGTGCTGTGGGACCGGATGATGGCGACGATCAGCGTGAGCGACAGCCACTCTGATTTCTTCATCCGCAACCTGGTGGCGATCTTGTGCGAGCTGCGAGCGGCGATGGGCCTCATCAGGCCGACGGCGTTCGTGCAAATCGATCTCACCAGCGGCTCGTAAGCGAACCAGGAGTTCGACAGGCACAAACATGGACCTGGCCGTCAATATCATCTGCCGGAATCTGGGCGACGATCGCGTGATACCGCGCTTCAGCAGGTACCTGCGCGACGCCTTCGGTTGGGAGTTGACGGCCAGGCTTGTTCCGGGCGCGGACCTCTATTACCTGTCGGGGTACTTCGAGGAGCTATGGCTGCGGCCGTGGCCGGACAAGCCGGTGGCGGCCTACATGACGCACCGGGAGGTATACCCGCCGGGCAACGCCAAGGCGAAGCTGTTCGACCGGATGGCGGTGCGGCTGGACCTGCGCATCGCCACGGCGGCGATATATGCAGAGCCACTGGCTGAGTACGGACCGACGGCGCAGATTAACCCGCCGGTGGAGCGGTGGCGGTTTGTCATTCCAAAGATAAGGAACATCCGCGTGGCGGGGTTTTCAGGCTACACCTATGCCAACGGGCGCAAGGGCGAGGGAATCGCCCGGGCGCTGGTGGCCAGGCACCGGGGGATCGAATTCCGCGCCTCCGGCCGGGGCTGGCCCTGCTCGACGCGGAGGTATCCGTGGCGCGAGATGCCGGCGTTTTACGGCTCGCTGGATGTCTACGTAGCCACGGGGACGGTAGAAGGCGTGCCGATGCCGCCGCTGGAATGCCTGGCGTGCGGAGTATCGGTGGTGATACCTGCAGGCGTCGGCCTCCTGGATGAGTTGCCGGAATTGCCGGGAATCCACCGGTATAAGGCGGGAGATACCATGGATTGCAGCCGGGCGCTGAGCGAGGCGATCAAGATACGGCCTGGTGTCGATCGGGAGGCGCTGCGGGCGGCGACGGAACCATACACAGTTACGGCCTGGTGCGAGCAACACCGCCAGGCATTTGAGGAGATCGTTTTTTGGAATCGAAACGGGGAATTTACGCGGTCGCATTCGGCGAGCCGGCTCGCCAGTGCGCCAGCCGCATGATGGCCAGCGCCAAGGCACACATGCCGGAGATCCCGATTGCTCTCTGCGCGGCAAAGCCGGTGGGGATTGAAGACGTCTTCATCGAACAGCCGGACAGCGACATCGGCGGGCGGCGGGCGAAGCTGCGGGCATACGAGCTGGCGCCTGCGGAATGGGAGGTCGTGCTTTACCTGGACGTGGACACGGTGGTGGTGGGCGACATCAGGTTGTATTTCCAGCTCATCGAGGATGGCTGGGAATTCGTCATCTGCAAGGACCCGCACCTCATGGACACGATGCACGCTTTCCGCAGGCCGAACAACCTGGCGGAATTGCAGGAGACGGCGGCGGAAATCTTCACTCTGCATACGCTCCAATTCAATGGGGGTGTCTGGGCGTTCGGCCGTAACAAGCGAGTGGCGGCGTTTTTCAAACGGTGGCAGCGGGAATGGGAACGACACGCTCAGCGGGATCAGGGGGCGCTCATCCGGGCGATGTACGCCGATCCGCTGAAGGTCTACGTGTTGGGGAATGAATGGAACACGTTCAAGAAATACACGAAAGGGATCCGGACGGCCGGATTATACCATTACCCGGGCGATGCGCGGCGTTGGCGGGGCATGATCCCGGGACGCATCGACAGCGCGACTGCCTGGCGGCGGGTGCAGATGTTCGAGCAGGAGCGGCGGAACCGCGGCGGCATAGTGAGGAGGTATTAACGATGAGGCGAGAACTAGCAACTACGATTTGGACCATGGGCTTAGTTGTGCTCTATGTGTGTGCACGGCTGACCTATTTCATCGACCCTGAGACGGCAGATGAGCTAGAGGCACAGTTCAGGAGCAATTACCCAAAGCGGGTTGGGGAGGAGGGCGGCACAGATAATGGCGACTAGGGAAAACGATCGCACCCAGAACATGGCCAGGCCGGCGGTGATCATCGCCGGGGTCCGCTCCGGGGGCACTTTTCTGGCTCATTGCCTGAGCAATCATCCGCAGATATTTTGTGCCCGGGGTGAACCGCTCCACCACGGGAGCGAGTGGTGTCGTTCGTTGCAACCGGACCGGCGGCGCCTGCTGGCCGCGCTGCTCAACCAGACGGGCTATCACGTCAGCATGTGCAAACTGACCTATACCCAGGCATTCCAACGAGACATCTGGGCGTGGCTGATCAAGCGGCAGCCTCTGGTTATCTGGCTCAGGCGGCATAATGTCATACGGCAGGCGGTGAGCGTGCTGATCAACAAACGGGCGCGAGATGGACAGCTGGAGCGGGCGCAACATAGTTTTGAGCACGGCCAATGGGGGGCTGTTGAATTGCCACCGAATGAGATTCTCAAGGTGGCGCGCGGACTCACAAAGGCTGATGAACGGGCGAGCGGCCTGATTAAAGGTATGGAACGGTTTTTCTGGGCTATCTACGAAGAAATGGTGGACACGATTACCGGCAGCGCCGAAAGTATAGATCCGATCGCCGGTGCGGCCTTATGCGAATTCCTGGGAGTCTCGAATCAGGAGCTGTCCTGCAGCCTGAAGCGGATCAACCCCTGGCCATTGGAGGAGATGCTGTCTAATTGGGCGGCAGTTAAAAAGGCTATATCCAAAAGTGAGTTCGCGGGGATGCTGTTTCATGCCTGAGCGCTTTGGTTTTGATGGGCAGGAATACAACTATTTCCGGCACGCGTACAATCAGGCCGGTCGGAATATGCGCACGGTAGAGGTGCCAATCGTCCATGGCTTCGTACGAGGCCGGGAATGGGACCGGATTTTAGAGATCGGGAACGTAATCTCCCATTACATGCCGAGAGACTGGCAGGTGCTCGATATTTTGGAACGGGGGCACAATATAATAAATGCTGACCTGATGAGATGGGCGCCGGCCGAACAAGTCGATCGTATTATCTCCATCTCTACCCTGGAGCACGTCGGGCATGGACGATATGCTCATCTGACGGCCCCAACCACGCCGGCCCAGGTCTTGAGTCGCGTCCGGTCCTGGCTGGCGCCAGGAGGAGAGGCATTGTTGACGGTGCCGTTAGGCTATAACGATTTGTTGGACCGGCAACTGGCGGCTGGCGAGATGCCGGTCGACGAGATCCATTGCATGCGGCGGGTGTCGGCAGAGAACGAATGGCAGGAGTGCAGCCTGGTCGAGGCGCAGATTGTCAGGAAGCCGGACGGCTATCCCTGGGCGGTGGGCATGGCTGCTTTATATTGCAATCAGGAGGGCAATATGGCGACGCTGAACCTGGGAGCGGGAAGGAAGCCGGTTAAAGGCGCGGTGAACCACGATGTTCGATTAGATGCCAGGCGACCATGGATCACGGTCGCGCACGATCTGAACCATCTTCCCTGGCCGTGGGAAAATAACAGCTTCGACCGGATCGTGGCCCGGGCCGTGCTGGAGCACCTGGACATCGACCTGGTGGCCAGCCTGAACGAATGCTGGCGCATTTTGAGACCCGGCGGGCACATTTATTTGAAGCTACCGTTTTGGGATAGCGATCTGGCCCACCAGGATCCAACTCACCGCTGGTTTTTCAGCCTGAAATCATTCGACCAGTTCGATCCGGATCGCCGGCGCGGCGGCGAGTACAGCTTCTATACCGACCGGAAGTGGCGCATCGTGAAGGGTCCAAAATTGAACGACGCCAAATCCTCCATCCACGTGACTTTGCAGGTGCGCAAGTGAAACGGGGCATCGTGCTGGCGAAAGCGGATGAGATTATCGAGGCCAGGGCCGTGAAATTCAAGCTGCCGATCACAGTTGATGCAGAGCGGCCATTCGCCTACGGGAAGACCCTCTTCGTCGAGCCGGGCTCGCAAGTGCCATGGGACCTGCTGCCGGCGGCCTGGCACTTCCTGGAGCGATGGGATGCGGCAGTGCCTCTATGGCGCTATGGGACGACGGCCGCGGATATAGGCACGAAGGAAGAGAGGAAGGCCACTGGCGCAATCGTGCGTGACCTGCGGGTGTTGCTCCATTCCTGGGAGCTGCTATTCGTCCACCGGAACGAGGCGGGGATGGCGCTCATCGAGACGTGGAAAGAGGAGTACGCCGGCGGCGGCGATAAGCGGCTGGCGTTCCTGAGGGCATTATACACTGTCAAACCGAGGCTATGCGTGCTGCCGACGAGCTGGCTGGCGGACGTCAACCACCAATCCAAACAGGCGGCGATGCGCGGCGGGAGGGTGATGCCGGCCCAAGGCATGGGCAAGCCGCTGGTGATGATTGAATTGGAACCCGGCCGCTTCGTCAAGTGCCAGCAGGGCGACGAGGATGCGGTGCGGGCATCGTTTGAGCAAGGGCGGAGGTAATTATGGCAATCGTCGATAGCAGGAATACGTGGCAATTCGTGACGCAGGAGTCGAATATGAATAAAGGACCGCTGGTCAAGATCGAGGTCCGGCCGGGGCAGTTCGTCAAAATGTACGAGGCGGACGCTATCGCCCAGGGATTATTGGCGGCGAAGACAAAGCCGGCGAGCAGGGACAAGGCGCGACCGGCTACGAGCGACAAGGCGCGGCGGCCGGACGAGCAACCGGCCGAAACCGCGATACCCCAACCGGAGGATGATCTGACCACGATCCCCGGCGTGGGGGCGGCGACGGCCCGGGCGCTGGCAGCCAGGGGCATCACCACGTTTGAGGCGTTGCGGGCGGCCGCGTCGCTCGATTTCTTGACGCCGCACGTGGCGGAGGCGATTGAGGCCTGGAGGATTGGCGAACCAGGAGGTTCGGATGAATCCGGCGACGTTTAAGCATCACACCCAAATTCTCACACGGCCGCAGAGCATGACTGACGAGGAGTGTGGGCCGCTACCGATTTTCGGCGACGGGCAACAGTGTATTTCTCTGTGGAAGATGTCATTACGCGAGCGGTTCTCGGCCTTGATCTTCGGCAAGGTCTGGCTATGGGTGTGGAGCGGCCGAACCCAGCCACCGGTGGCGCTAGAAGCGAGGCGCGAAATTTTTAAGGAGATAGATGGCTAACTTCGCCAGGGTACCCGACGTGGAGGTCTTCCTGCAGGAATTCGTCACGGATAACGTCGAACGGAGCGCGATTGATGCCGCACTGACGGCCGTCACGGCGGCCATCACGAACTATTGCCGGCAGGGGCTGGAGCTGGTCGAAGACGAAACGATCACTCTCGATTGCATCGGCGGGACGCGTATCCTGCTGCCGGAGCTGCCGGTGGTCGAGGTGAGCCAGGTGATTGAGGACGGCGAGACGCTGGTGGTCGATGACGATTACAAGCTGGGGCAGCATGGCATCATACATCGGATCGGCGCGAAATGGGCGGCCGGTATCCAGATCATCCAGGTCACCTATAGCCACGGCTATGCCACTATTCCGGATGACATCGTGGCGGTGGCGGCTCGAGCGGCCAGCAGGGCCTTCCAGGCGGGGCGGCGGGCGAAGGAAAACGATGGCGTGCCGGGCATCGCCTCGAAGAGCCTGGGTGATTTCAGCGTGGCTTTCCAGGCCGAGGGCGCCGGCGGTATGGGCGAGGGCGTCATGGGCGCCTCGGCAGCCAGGCTGCTGCTGTTGAGCGAGAAGGACGTTCTGGATAAATATCGCATATGAGCGTCTTAACCTCACTGCTCAACCAGGACTACGCACATTACCACCGGCAGCGGGCGGACGATGGCCAGGGAGGCTGGACGATCAGCTATACCCTGGCGGGCACGGTGCGAGGGCGGCTGCGGCCGGTTTCCTCATCGGCCTTTTCAGTGGAAAGAGAAATCGCCCAGCAGGAGCAGAGGTCGGTGACCCACGTCTTCTATTGCCTGGCCACGGAGACGATCGTCCGCGGCGACCGACTGACGCTGGGCAATCTGACTGTAGAGGTGGAGGCGGTGAGAGAACCATCGCAGGCTGACCACCATTTAGAGATATCCTGCCGCGAGCGGCAATTTGAGGTGTCGACCTGATGGCTGCTGGGACCTATACGCTGAAATGGACGCCCCAGGCCGTAAAAAAGGCGGTCATGGGCGAGCTGGTAGCCAACGGGGAGATCGTTGGCAAATTCGTAGAGACGGAGGCCAGGCGGCGCCTCCTGTCGATCCGGGACCCGGAATGGGGCATGGCGTACCGCAGCCAGCTGGTGGCCCGGCTGCTGACTTACGAGATGGAAAGCTCTAACAAGGAAGTGACGATCCGGGTCGGGGTACGGCCGTCGCAGAGCGGCCGCCATCATGGCTTCTACATCGAGCTAGGCTCCAAGACGGCGCCGGCGCATCCGTTTTTGCGGCCGGCGGTCTTTCAGAATGCGGCGCACATCGTGGCGTTGCTGGCAGGGAGGTGATATTGAGTATCCTGACGCAGGCGATTTACGACCACCTGGCGGCCGACGGGATCCTGGTGGCCCTGCTCAGTAGCTACAAGGGCGAGCCGGCGATTTTCACGATCGATCCCGCGCCGGGCGATGCCTCTACTCCCTACGTCGTTACGGCCGGGGAGATAGTGCAGACGCCCTTCGACAGCAAGACCACACGCGGCCGCAGCCTGGTACGGGACGTGAGGATCTACGATGAGGCGAGCGGCAGCGCGATAGTCATCGAGGCTATCGCTGAGCGAGTGCGGCTGTTACTGCACCGGCAACCGCTAAGCATTGGCGGATACGAGTGGATTATCTCGGATTGCGGCGGGCCGATCGTCGCAGACGAGCGCGACTATTACGGGCGTATCATTAGTTTGAGCCTGACGGCCGAAGAAGCCATCGGCTCTTAAGAACGAAGGATTGGCGAACTAGGAGGTTCGACATGGGTATGAATGGAACGGGTTTTCTATTGTATGCGAATACCGGCACGCCGACAGTGCCCAGTTATTCGGCGGTCGGCAGCCAACGGGATGCCAGCGTGGACGAGGCGACGGCGACGATCGATGTGTCGAGCAAAGATAGCCGGGCGCAGCGAGTGCTGCCGGGGCGTTACAGCTCGACGATCTCCGTCGATGCGCTCTACGTGCCATCGGATGCCGCCTACCTGGCGTTGAAAGACGCCAACCGCAACGGGGAACTGATCCTCGTGTTGCGGGAGGAAGATGGCGTGGACGTGGAGTATTGCGAGGCGAAGGTCGACTCGATGAGCGAGTCCTTCCCCGACCAGGCGGAAGCGACGATCTCCATCGCCCTGACCGTGGACGGGTTCTGGATCCCAATAGGTAGCTAACGATGGCCACAGGCGCACACGGCGAGGGAATCATCACGGCTGGCGACCGGGAGGTGGAGGTTATTTTCACCAATCGGGTGCTGATGAATGTCGAGCGGCAGCTGGGCAAGGCTATCTCGGCCATCCTGGATCAGAAGAATTTCGGCTACATAGAGCTGGTGGCATTGCTGCGGGCGGGCATGGATGCAGCTCGGCGAGATGGCCGCCACGGCGGTGGGCGGTCGATTTCTCATGACGACGCGCTGCAGGTCATCGATGAAGCTGGTTTCGGGCCGGTAGCCGGAATCGTCATCGGGGCAGTGGCGGCCGTGGTCGGCTACAGCCCGAATAGTGAGGATGAGGCGGAAGACCCAAACTAACGGAGCCTCTCGACCTGGGGAGGCTACTGGTGCAGGCGTTACGCAGCGGGCTGGCCCTGCCCGATTTCTGGGAGATGACGCCTAGAGAGACGATGCTGGCCATTGAGGCAGCTAACTGGCGAGAACGGGAAGCGGAGAAGCGGGCCATCGCCCAGGCGCGGCTGACGGCGCTCCTAGTGCGCGCCAAACGCATCCCTACGCTGAAACAATTGTTGGCCGGCGGGCCGGCGAAGCCGTTGCGTGGCAAAGAGTTGATCAAACGGCGCCGGGAATTCGAGGAGATGTCGGCGCGGGCAAAGGACCTGGACATCAATAAGCTGATGCTGGAAAGGCGCAAGATGAAACATGAGTAGCCCGCTCGGCGAGGCGTTCATCCCCATACGGGCGGTGCTCGACAAGCTCGATGGCGATCTGGACCAGGCGCGAGGCAAGGTCGAGGGCGCGCTGGGGAAGATCGGTAGCACACTGCAGAATGCGGGTGTCCTGGCCATTAGCGGTGCAATGGCCGGTATCGGGGCGGCCGTCGGGGCCGTCGGGCTCATCCTGAAATCTTCGATCCCCCTGGCGGCAGACTTTCAGTCTCAGGTGGTGGGATTAGGAATAGCCGCATCCTCGTCGGGCATCAGCCTGGACCAGCTCCATGATGCGGCGCTGCAGGTGGGCGGCGATACCCAGCTGGTGGGCGTCTCGGCGACCGGGGCCGCGGATGCGATGACCGGGCTATACAAAGCGGGCTTGACCACAACCGAGATATTTGGCGATCTCCAGGGTTACATGGCGGGGACGGTGGATCTGGGTGGCGCTCTGCGGGCGGCAATTGATCTGGCGGCGGCTACGGAACTGGACATGGTGCAGGCATCCGACCTGGCCTCCGTGGCCTTGGCGACGTTCGGCGGCGAACTAGAATCGGAGACAGAGCGGGCCGAGTTCATCAATGCGGCGCTGAACAACATGGTCCAGGCGGCCGATGCATCTGTAGCTGAGGTTAATGACCTTGCCGACGCGCTGATGAACATAGGACCGACGGCAAGCGCCCTGGGCATTCCTATCCAGGACGTCAACAACGCGCTGGCCCTCCTCAGCACACGAGGTATCTCTGGAGCCGAGGCGGGCACGGCACTGAAGTCAATGCTCACGAATCTGCAGCGGCCGTCCAATGAGGTCAAGGACACGCTGCGCCAATTAGGCGTTTCGCTCTACGATGCCGAAGGGGCGTTCGTCGGGCTGCCCAGCCTGGTCGAGCAGCTTTCCGGAGCGCTGACAGGCGCTAACCAGGTGATGAGGACCGTGGGCGGCCGCACGGAAGAGCAAAATCGCCTGCTGAAGCAGGCCCAGGATCGTTATCAAAGTCTGACTGACAGGATCAATAAGCACAGCGCCGGCCTGCAGATCATGAGCGACAAATCACTGGCCAATGCAAATACCGAATTGGCCAACGCGGCAGCAATCATTGAAGAGCTGAACTCCATCCAGGGTACGGCCGTCGCTTCAACGGTCACACTCACAGATGAACAGCGCAACCTGGCCGTCCAGACGCTGGCGGGCACGTATGGGATGAACGCCCTGAACACGCTCATCGGTGAGGGTGTTCAGGGGTGGGACGCGATGGCAGAGGCCACGGCCAACGCGGCGGGAATTCAGACGCAAGCTGAGGCAAAGGCGAATACGTTCCGGGGTCGAATGGAGGCGTTGCAGGGAACCATCGAGACGTTGAAGATCGGCATCGGCGAGCAGTTTCTGCCCATAGCCCAGCGACTAACGGAATGGTTCGCAGGGGTTGTAGAGCAGTACGGTCCGCAGATCGTGGCTGTCGTCGAGATAATTGGAAACATCTTCAGTTCCTTCTTCAATAACCTGGAAGAGGGTATGGGGCCGTTAAATTCTTTTATCGAGGCGATCTGGCACGTGGCTCCACAAGAAGTGCTCGATGCTCTGGTGAATCTGCGCGACAACATCCTGCCGGGCCTGATGTCGTGGTTTGAGGAATCGGTACAACCCATCCTCGACACTATCGCCAATTTCGTGAGCTGGAAAGACGTGCTCATCGGCCTGGCCATCGCCGTCGGCTCCGTGGTCATTCCGATCATCTGGAGCATCCTGTCGCCCATCCTGGCGGTCATCGCGGTAGGGGCGCTGCTCATCGGGGCGGTGGCCTTGCTGCGAAACGCCTGGGAAAACAATTGGGGCGGTATCCGCGATAAGGTGGCGGCGATATGGGCCTGGCTGCAACCGGTCTTTGAAAGCCTCAAGGCCTGGCTGGGCGAAAATATCCCGAGGGCGCTTGAAACGCTGAAAGAGTTCTGGGTCAACGTGCTATTGCCGGCGATGCAGGCCGTCTGGGACTGGCTCTTCAC